ACCCCCATTAATCGGTTATCAAACACCTTGCACATTTACAGATACTTGGTCCAATATTGAATTAAATGGATTTAATTTGCCAAATCAAGTTAATGAATTTGTATTATATCCATTTAAAAAATCAATTCAAATTGGAACAAATACAAATGATCCATCACAATACGGGTTTTCTTATTATGGGTTAAAACAAGATGAAAGAATATTAAATACGGATATTAGAAAAATTGGAGTTATTATCAAACAAGCATATACTACTAATAAACAACTTCCGAATGTTGATGGTCAATATAGAGTGTATGTTAAAGAGGGAACAACTGAGGTTGTCGTTCAAGATTGGACAACTTTGAATAGAACTCCAAATGAATATTATTTCATGTTCGATACAAGAGACAAAATACCAAATGAATACTTTGTGGATATTAAAGTGACCACTTCAGGTCAGATTAATGTTTACAAACAACAAATTAATTTCTTTATTGTAAATGTTAAATCAGAATAAAGAGATATTTATAAAATAAAATATTATGGCAATAGAAAGATTTGAGGTGTGTTTTCAGTCTGGGGTTTACATTAAAGTAGACACCGCAGCGTTAACCCCAAATACGGGTGAAACTTATTCCGTAACTTTGACAGGAACTACATATTGTGCAACATTCGTTGGTGGACTCCCATTATTTCCTGGTCCAGTATATGATATAGAAACTTTATTTGATTCTTGTTATGACTGTAATCAATATATCCCTTTATCTGCAAATACAGCATATACTCTTTGCACTTTAGATTGTGATGGAAATCCTATTGAATTAGAATTCCCACATCCTGTTTGGACAAACAATAACGGAAATGCTGTGACACAATTAAATGCGGTTCAATTAGGAGGGCCAAATGGTTTAAACAATTAATATATGAAAAATTTAAACTCAATCATTAGAAAAGTTATTAGAGAAACTCAAGAAGAAAAATCTTCAAGATATATGTTCTTTTCAAATTTAGAACAAATGAAAAGACAATGTGATTTATTATTAGATATGGATCAATCAATGATTGAAGAAATATTAGAACATGGTCATGATTGGGCCCAAGATCATATCGCTGAAGCAAAAAACAATATGGATCAAGTTTTTGATTTTATAATGAATGAAGTGGAGGGTGAAGACCATTCTGATGACATGATGATGGAAGGTAGAAAAAAAACAGGAACAAAACTTTGTGCTAGAGGTTTAGCTTCCGCCAAAGCAAAATATGAGGTTCACCCCTCAGCTTATAGTAATGGACACGCCGTTCAAGTCTGTAAGGGTAAAATCAAAGGATTAGACGGGAAGAAAAAATGTTCCCCACCTTATTGTTAATTTTTTAATTTTATATTTGTTTTAAGGAAATTTATTTACTATGTTTGTAGAACAATAATAAATAAACCCATGAATAAATTATTTAAAAGATTCTACAAAAGATTTAAGGTTAAAATGGCTAAAAGAATGAGAAACAATATGGTTACTCATGAAGAAGTAGATTTACACGAAAAAACCGCATTTAAAATCTGTGTTAAAGTCATATCACACCCAACTTCAGATTTCATGATCGCTCCCCTATCTGATAAAAGATATGTAATCAATGAAGATCTCAATCTCTTTATCATTATTAATTGGAATAAAGTTGAAATTACAAATCATGTATTTCATTATGATGTTGTTTTGTCAAAAAGAGATCATGAAAGAGTTATTTATTTATACGATACGGAAACCGAAAAAAGACGAACAAATACCGAAGTAATGGTTAAATCAAATATCAAAAATTCATTGGATACTTTGTTATCTAAGATAAATCAACACATCGAAAATAATAAGTAATTATTTTTTTCTTGGTTTGTATGAAGTCATAATGGGTTTTTGACCTTTACCTGTTTGAGTATCTTTCTTTTCAGCTCTTCTTTTTTGTTGACAAGCAGATCTTTTTTGTGAATCACTCATTTTAGATGCCACACCAGCCGCTCGACATTTTGGATAAGCACCTTTACTTGTATCCGTTCTACCACAAGGGGGGTGTTTTCCGTCGACTTTACGACAAATGTTTACCCACGGTCCTTTTGGTTGAGAAGATCCTTTAGGTTTCTTCTTTGTCCCAAACCACACAGCTAAATCTTCATTAATTGTGTCAGGATAATCTATATCTCTTTTATATGACCCATTCTTATCTTTTTCCCAAACACCAACCGTTCTCTTTATATTATTTTTAAGAGTGTTTTTTTTAATTATTTTATTATAAAATGAATCAACAGAATCGGTAAAAGGGTCTAATTCATTTTTCCATTTATAAATACCAATTTCTAAAGGTGCGTTGTATGGACCTGCGGTGACTGAAGTGCTGGTCTCGTTTAATAAATTATCATCGGACAACTCTATCCATTCATTAAATGGGACTCTTTCTGTAAATGGTGATAATTTTTCTTTCATATTTGGGTTAAATCCGTCTTGCATGTATGGATTTACAGGATTGCCATCATCATCTGAAAATGTTGAATATGGGTGATGTTTGATAAAATTTTGTATTTTAGCTGCGTTTTTTTCTAATTTAATAATTTGGTTTCTTCTAAGATCGAATTTTTCATCATAACTATCATACTGAACTAAAGGACTTTTAAAGTCTGACACCGCATCTGTAAAAGGACCCAAAGACGAATCTTCCCAATATCTAAGACCAGGTTGCATCGGTGGTGCATAACTTCCTCTACCTCCACTACTATCGCCAGTTGCCTCCTTAATGACTTTTTTTATTATTCTATCTAACTTACCCATTTGATTATAAGTATAAATATCTTATATTTCTGTTATGGAACAAGAAAAATACGGAAATCTTTTCGGGACAATAGATTTATTATCTGAAGAACATTTAGAACTTATATTATCCACTATGGATAATGAACACGCTCTATATTATTTAGTTGAATCTGTGAAGTCCGCACATAGAAAAGGATCTTTTACGATCGGAGAATCAGAAGTTATTTCAAAAGCAATTAGAACTTTATTAAAGTAACTTATTAGATTTTTTAATATTTTCACTACCCCACATTGGTTGTAAATTATCTAAAGACCAACATTTTAAAAATTCATCATCACCAATTTCCTCAATATTATATAATGAAATAGGGTGTTTGTGGTCAACATGCCATAAACCATAATTATCCCAAGTCATTTCATCACTAAATTGTTTTTCTAAATGTTCTATTAATTGTTGGGGAGTGTATTTTAAAATATCAAAATAATGTCCGTTTTTTTTAACATTATTTTCTTTTAATACTTGATAAATTGCTGTTCTGAAATTACTGATTAATTTATAGAGGGGATCATTTGATTTACGAGTTTTTTCGTAGTTTCTTTTAGTTTCACGGATTTTATCAGCATTTTTTTCACGGTATTTTTTAAGATATTCTTTACGATGTTCTTTGTTTTGTTCATACCAATTTTTGGATTTATTAGACATATACTCTTTATTTGAATCTCTCCATTTTTTATCAGCAACTTTTTTACCACCAATAAATCGTCTTCCCGATGAACCCATAACAATACCATTTTCTTTTAATATTCTTAAAATTGTTGGTTTACTAATACCCATTTTTTCTGATATTGTCTGAGAACCTAAAAGTTCTTCATTATACATTTTTAGAATTTTATCTAATTCTTCTTTATTTAGTTCTATCTTCTTCATAATTATAAATATAACACATTTTACCAAAAAACATATAGTTAATATAATAACATAAAAAAAAGGGACAATTTCTTGTCCCTTTAATGTTATTTTTAAGATTTTGATTATCTCAATTCTCTTAAATCGAACGTTCTAACACCATCAACAGTAATTCGGCCATAAAAGCGATTATTTACCATTTTTTTCGCGTATCTGGTCATAATACCTTTGATTGGCGTGAAGTTGAATGGGTTATACATTGTAGGTGTTAATTGTAGAGGAACATACGGTGCGTAAATGTAACCTGTGTCTAACAATGAAGTTCCTTTGTGTCCAATCAAAACTTGGTTTGGTGGGAAGTAAGGATCACGGTAAACTTGGTAACGACCTGATAATGTTCCAACTCTTTCAATACCCATGTTGTATTGATCTTGATCTGGAGCTGCGTTAGATACGTGGAAGTATTCTAAGTCATCAAAGATTGCAGAAACCTCAGAAGATACAACAATCCAGTTAGCACCACCTCTCAAAGTAGATTTGTGGATTTGTGCTGACAATTGGTTGATTGCTGTAATCAAAGTTTGGTTCCAGTCTTTTTGAGTGTAAGATGTAGTAGCGTTAATTCTTCTCCATCCGTTGTAGTCCCAACGTAAGTTCCAAGCCGCACCTTTACGTAAGTCACGTAAAATTTCACGGTCGATCTCAGCCGCAACTTGCTCTGACAACAATGCTGTCAATTCAGCTTCAGCATCGATGTTGTGGAATGCAGCAACGTCTTGAGCTAATTCAGGAGACCATTGTGCTCTTAGTTTTCTTTCAGTTACAGAAACTGTTACAGATTCTAAATCGAAAGAAACCTCACCAATTTGATCTTCAAACTCAAGGTTTGCATATCTTCTATACCATGCAGTGAATGAAGTTGTAGAAATTCCTGTGTAAATAGTTGTTCCTGTGTAACCATCTAAAGATGTTGAGTTACAATCAGCGCATACTGGACAAGATAAATCAACTTCTAAATAGATACATCCGTTCTCATCACAAATGTCATTGTAATTACCACCGTTACCAGTGCTTGTTCCATTCGCAGGGAATGTATTACCAAAAGTAGTTGAAGCGTTTGAACCGTATTGAACGATACCTTTACCGTAGATTTGAGTTACAACTCTAAATAACAATGGTAAATATTGACCTGACGCATTTTGAATTACATCACATGGTGTTGTAGACGCTGATAATCCAGCTCCACCGTAGATTTTAAGATCTGAAAGGAAAGATTCAGTATCCATTTCATTACCATCAGGACCGATAAGTTTACCAGCACCTGCGTTAGCGAAACCACAAAGTTTGATAATAACTTTTCTTGTGTTACCCGCCGGAACATTAGCATCAACTAAAGTTCCTGCAGACCATACTTGTGTTGTTGCAGTTGCAGTAACAGCAGTCCATCTACCTTTAGAGTAGTCAAATAATCCTGGAGGATCTAAACTTGCTTCATTTCCTTCATAGAATAAATCGTAAAGATCTTTTCTGTAAGGATAACCTGGTCCATCTGGATAACCTTGGTTAGGATCATTATTTCCTGAATTAACAGCTTCAGGAGAACCGATAGGTGCGTAATGATCACCACCTGTTGGGTTGTTCGGGAAATTTGCGATTGATCCTGCGTTTGAATAACCTTGGATTCTTGGTACAAAGTAGAACAATTTACCGATTGGTAAGTTCATAGCTTGTACTGATACGATGTCGTTAGCCAACAATTTAGAGAAAACTCTTCTTACGATTGGGAAAACAACTGTTTCGAATGCTCCGTTAGAAGTTCCATCAGCAGTTGCTTCGTTGATCAAGAAAGAAGCTTGGTTTTCATATAACTGTGCTACGTTTTCTTTTAAGTGACCTCTTAGACCATCCAAAAAGCCTAATTTGTCCCATTTGTTAATTGTGTCTTCTTTGATAACTTTAAGGTGTTTCAAACCGATGTTACCAACAAGACCTGATTCTAATAATGCTCCCATTTTTTTTGGTTTTTATTATTTATGTTTATTGTTTATTTTATTTTACCCATCAAATCTTTCATTCTTAAGAATTGAGGATTTTCATAAGTTTTTGATTCAATCAAATTAACTGATGAACCTGTTTCAACAGTTCTATTTACAGTTCTTTCAATTGATTCATTAAGTTTAGTTTCTGATGCAGAACCTGAATTCAATTCATTTTTAATTGTTCTGTATAGATTTTTTGATTCTTTTAAAGACTCAACATTATCAAATCTTTTAAGAATATTTATTTTTTCTTGTTTTGTTGTCGAATGTTCAGTGAATAAACGAGTAGCGTATGCTAAATTGGAATTAAAAACTGCAACTTCATTTAATTTTGTTCTAAACACATCAAGAGCTTTTCTGTATTCTTCATTTTTTTCTCTTAATAAGTTTATTTCTCCATTAGATTCAGTTTCGTGAAGTTTGAAAGGGTTAAAACTCATATTTCTATTGTTTGTTCTCGCCTTTCTTAGACCTCTACTTCCATCTTTAGATCCATTACCCAAAGTTCTTGAAGCTTCTTTTGTTTCAGCTTTCTTAACTTTAGTCATATCTCCTTTCATGTTTTCACCTTCTTTGTATTCAAATTTGGCTTTACCAGTTCCCATCGCTTTAGTTCCTTTTCCAAAAGCTTCTTTTCTTTTTTCATTGAAACCTCCACCCATGTTAGGTTTTTTATCGTAACTAAATTTAGGACCTTTACCCATTCCAACACCTTTTGGTTTCCTTGATTTTTTAATTGATTCATAAAGGTCTTCTTCTAAAGAATCAGTATACATGTCCATACCTTCTTCCATAGAATCAGTATACATGTCCATACCTTCTTCCATAGAATCAAATTCTTCATAAAAATCATCTTTTTTAGATCCCATTCCCATCATGTCATCCATTTCAATTTCGTAGATAGTTTCTTCTTCGTCAAGACCAAAACCACCTTTGATAGCACCCATTGCGGCACCACCCCAATTGAATTCAGAAATTTCATCTTCTAAACCAACGAATTCATCTTCTTCGTCCATTTCGACTTCATACATATTTTCGTATTGTTCTTCAGATTCGCCTAATTGGATCATGTATTCGTCATCACCATCTTGAAGGTGGATATTTCCTCCCTCTTTTTTAACGATAATTCCATCATCATCACCCATAGCTTTAAATACCTTTAAAACTTCTGCATCTGAAGCACCTGTCATGTCGATTGTTTCGTCATCGTCAGAATCATCTTCATCAGAAAAATCATCATCTGCGAAATCATCATCAGCTACTGCTGCGTCATCATCATCATCCATAGCCATTTGATCATCCGCCATCATGTCTTGATCGTCAACATCGACTTCATCATTCTCAACCTCATCTTCTTGTTCTTTCAGAGATTCTTTTACTAATTGTCTGATTTCTTCTGTCATTGTAGACTGAAGTATTCCTTTTGCATTTTCTTGTAGAGTTTCTTCCAAATTTCTAATTTGAAAAAGAGCATCTTCTACTACATTTTTGTTATTTGCCATACTTTTTATAAAATATTTTTCTAATAAATATCACAACAAATAAAAAAAATTCATTTTTTAGATATTATGGCACAAAAAAAAGGGAAAAACTATTGTCTTTCCCCTTTTAAAATTTTATTCTTAGAATTTTTATCCTTCGATTACCTCATCGATTTTAGATTCAACGATAGCCGTAATTCTCCAATCCATAGAATAATTTTCGTAAACTTTTGTTACTTTCGCCTCAACATCGGTAGGTGAATAACCTTTTACCAATTTCTCTTCTTTCATTTTTTTCACTTTTCCTGTGTTCTCATCAACCATATCAGTTGTGATTCTTGCTATAAAATACTTCTCATCCATAATTTTGTTATTTATCCAAATAATCGGATAATCTTTTCATTAAGTCAAGTGATTTATAACCAGATTCACCAACATGTCGTTCAGCATTTATTTTTTTCTCCTCCTCAAGATTTTCTTCAAACTGAAATCTTTGATCAGGTTCACTAAACAAATAAGCTCCTGGTGTAGATGGAGATGACACAAGGTCAAAACAAATTAATTCAAAATCATCCTGAACTTCGTTTTGTTCACCAACTTTTTTAAGAGACCCAACTCCACGAGAAGAAATACCCAAAGTAACTCCCTGACGAAGATAGTTTGCTGCCAAATCTCCTTTTGTTGATACAATACCTCTTTCGTGAAAACCTGGACTTGTAAGTAATTTCAATTTACCCAATAATACAGGACCTTCCCACCATATATCAGTAATGGCGTGTGATACTCTATCTAAGTCAATTAGAGATGACTCAGGGTGGTTTAATTCTGAAAGAGCGGTTCCTTTTTGAATCATTTTTTTATAATTCTCGGCTTCTCTTTTTAAAATCTTTTCAGGGTAGATTCTTCCGTTTCTATTTGGGGTGTTATATTTTTGTAATACGGCATAAAACTCAAAAGGTTTTGAGTGATCTAACATA